ATCCTTCCTGTGTGAACCCCTTGCTGTCTAACGCGCGCCACTTTACGGCGTAGGTCTTGTTGCTTTCAGGTTCGATGTACGGGAAGCCCGCACACATGACCTTGCCCGCATCGCGAATGTACTTGGTGTCCGACAGGATACCTGCGCTGTTGATGGTGCCTATCGACAAGCCCCGGCCCTCAAGATATGTCTGTGCCGCTGGAGCTAAATCTTTCTTGGCGGATGGAACGAACCTGACAATATTGTCACGCTCTTCCTCCAGCTTGACGCCGCCCTTCTCGCCGCAATGGTGACATAGCCACTGGGCAGTGGGCCACGCGACCTTGACCGCTAGGACTTTCTCAGTCTGGTTACGTTTTTTTCTGGTGTGGGAACAGGCGGGGCATAAATCCCGGTACTGCCCATCGGCCCGCGCTTGATAGCTAGTCCTGATTTTGCTCTTGATCATGGCTGGTCACCTCATCTCTTGTTCGTTTGAACAATTCCCCAAGGTACACCACTCCTTCGCGCGGGCCAAGCTCTTCTAAATATCTGGCGGCACGGATGACCTTGCGGGGGGCCACGCCCGCCATATCGCACACCATATTGAGGTCAACTGTCTGGCGATAGAGGTACGAGAGAGCCGCGTCGCGCACTCTCTGGTTAGGGCTCAGAGTATCTCGGAGGGCTTGGTAAACGACAGCCTGCCAGAGGCGTATCTCACCGACATTCAGCAATTTTAATCACAGTTCTTGGGTGATCCTTGTCCAGCCCGTGGAAAATAAGCTTGGCTTTTACCTGCCTGTCGTTGGCGTAGGCGACGCCTTGCAGACAATCCATGATCAGACTTTCGTCCAGATCAGGGCGTCGGCTGGCGTAAAAAATATGGCACCAGAGAAGGACATCACCCTCTATTAGCGGGTCAACAGGGACTGCCTGCTCCGCAAATAGCTTCACATAGCCCCTCGCTTTGTCTGACTTGATGGACGCTATGCGCGTGCCGAACCGCACGATCTTTCGGCTATTTGCTTTGGACGCAGGCTCGCCAAGAATAGTGGCCTCGAACGCCCACTTTTCTATTGCTATTAGTTCTTTAATGGCTATAGTGTCAGGCATGAGATTCACCAACAAACATAATCTGCCTGACCCGGTGGTCAGGGCGCTGACCTCTTATGAAAAGGGCCAGCCAGTTGAAGGGCTTAGGGTTACAACCCTTATCGACTCGCCCAGAATAAGTCAATTGCGCAGGCAGTATTCGGGCCAGATCACCGAAGATGTATCCGATCTGGTGTTTCGTGTCCTTGGCACCGCCATCCATGAAGTCTTTGAGAAGGCTGCGTCTAATGCCTACGTTAGCGAGGAGCGACTGAGCTACACGGTAGATGACACTCTGATCTCCGGTGCCGTCGATTATCAATTTGAGCAGGATGGTGAGATTGATCTCAAGGACTATAAATCCACTAGCACCTACAAAATTACCCTCGGTGATCATACCGACTGGGAGAGGCAACTCAACGTCTATGCGTATCTTATACGCAGGGTCAAGGGCCTCACGGTCAGGAGCGCGAGCGTCATAGCGGTCCTGCGGGACTGGCGGCAGGCAGAGGCTGGCCGTAAATCAGACTATCCGCAGTCGTCTATTGTGGAGATACCAATCACCCTGTGGTCCGACGAGAAGCAGGATGCCTACGTTTCCGGGCGGGTGAGGCTGCATAACATGGCGCAGCTTGGCGCTGAGTTCGATGACCTGCCCGAATGCACTGACGAGGAGAGATGGGCCAGACCGGCCAAGTATGCTGAAGAAAAATGCCAAGCGGGCGCTGAGGGTTTTCGATACCCAACAGAAGGCCGACGCATTTGCCAAGGAAGATTCAGCAAGACACATCGAGGTTAGACCCGCGACCTATACCCGATGTGCGAATAACTACTGTCGGGTTGCGGATTTCTGCACACAATGGAAGGAAGGTAGCCAATGACCGCTAAGAAGGAGACATGGAGTGTTCTCTCAAGAATTGATTGCTCTGATCACGTTGAAAAGAAAGGTGGATTGACCTATCTCTCGTGGGCATGGGCATGGAAAATTCTGAAAGAGAACTTTCCCGACGCCAGCTTTGAGAAGCACTGGTTCAACTATGGAGACCCCATCACCTACAGCCTGCCGTATGCGCTCGACAAACAAGGTAATGCTTTTGTCAAGGTGACCGTGACGGTAGCTGGGGCAGACATCACAGAGGTCATGCCTGTCTTGGATAATCGCAACCGCTCTGTCCAACGGCCTAACAGTTTCCTCGTCAATACTTCTTTGCAGCGGTGCCTGACCAAGGCTATCGGCTACCATGGACTAGGTAGCTACATCTACGCAGGCGAAGATGTGCCTGATGAGGTGGTTGAAGAGGTGGTTGAAGAGGATACAAGTGCAAAGGAACCTGTAGCAGAGGCTGCGACATTTGAGGAGGGGCTGTCTGTCGAGCAATGGCGCAAGGCATTCGTTGACACCGGCACCGCTGCTCAGACTGACGAGGGAGTCATCGTTGGTAAGGGCGAGAACCTTCAGGGCTGGAAACAGGTCGTCGCCTGCTTCAAGGCCTTCATGCCCAGTGTCGATGACCAGTGGGGGGATGGCAAGAAGAAGTACGCTGACGCCGACGCCTGCGTTAAGGCCATTGAAGATTTCTACCGACACAACAAGAAGTCAATCAAGGCGCTGGGCGACGCCCAGCCTGAGATGCTGAAGGGCTTGGTGCAGGCGTTCAGCACTGCAAAGAAAGCAGCTAAATCTGGTAAACCACTTGACCGAAAAGAAGGAGAAGAACCCAATGCCTGACAAACCAAAGTATGGTGGTGGCGCGATGTTTAGTAATCGCACAGCGTGCGCTTATTTCCCTTGGGATGAAATCAAGCGCAAGCAAGATGCGCGTGGTGCCAACCCTGAATTGTCTGGGAGCGTCGAGATAACCAAGGTCTTCGTGAAGAAGATGGCTGAGATGTTTAAGGAAGGCGACACCCAACCATCCAAGCGCGGCGATGCCGAGGGTCAGCAAGTTGTGGTGATGGACATTGCGGGGCTGAAGCGCACCTCAAAGAGTGGGCTTGATTACTTCAGCATCTGGTTTTCGGATGCCTACAAACCAAGGGCGGAGACATCTTCTAGCGACGACGATGACGATGTCGTCATCCCGTTCTAGAAGCAAACTCCACCTGAGCAAGGTGCGAGGCCAGCCATGCTTGATATGTGCTGATCCTCGTACCTCCGCTCACCATGTCACCTTCACTGACCAACCGGCGCTATCGCTCAAGGTCAGCGACTACAATACAGTTCCACTATGTCATACCCACCACATGGCGCTACACCACCACGGCAATGAGAAGCAATGGTGGGCGCTGCAAGGAGTAGACCCGATGGAGTTTATCGATGGCCACTAAAATCAAGGATGTCAGCTACGGCTTTGAGGCAATCAAGTCAGTGCTGCGACAATCCAAGGACGGCATCGTTCTGAGTTTGGTTATTCATCCTAGCGATGTACCCGTCCCGCTGCTCTCCGATCCGATAGGCTCACGCTACATGGTAGGCATGGTCAGGCTGGGAGATAACGAGGAGATCATAGAGCCTGAGAGCGTGCGTGAGGGTAAACGTATGGTCACATCCGCCGGTGCCCTGTGCAGGGACAGTGACTTCCAGCGGTGGATGGGAGACAACGGCTTCACCGATGACGAGACCGAAGCAGCAGCAGCAACCGCAGTGAAGCAGCTACTGAAAGTAGAGAGCAGGGCCGAACTGAAAAGTAATGTGGATGCCCAGCGCAGGTGGTCTATCATCAGGCGGCACTTTATTGAGCGCGCAATACTTGTGGAGGCTGACATTGACGGATGAGATCAAGAGAGAGCTTCTTACTGAGGCCGAGGATCTCGTCACTGGGCCTCGTGCTGAGGCTTACGGAGATGCGGCGGTCAACCATATGAGGATAGCTGATCTCTGGAATTGCTGGTTAAGAAACAGAAGCTGGGGGCCTTCTGGCGTTATTACCCCCTACGACGCCGCCATGATGGTCATGTTAGTCAAGGTGGCGCGCTGCCAACAGAAGCCAAGCCACGATAGCCACGTTGATATTGCTGGCTACGCAGCGGTGATGGAAGATATCTACGAACAGATAACAGGAGTGAAAGATGGCGGGCAAGAAACACCGACCGCGAAGACTGGATGAGGAGAGCAAAACGTGGAACATCGTATTCCCGCTTGCTCTTATTGAAGGGGTCAACGTCAAGGCAGAAGAGAAAGGCGTCACGCCAGCGGCACTGGTGCGAGAGGCGGTTGAACACTACCTCTCCAGCCATGCGGCTGGGGGGATTGTCACTGCCGATGCAGGAGGCAATGAGTTCTTGCGTGGGGTCCATGAAGCCGCAGCAGTTCTGCGTTCTATCGTAACACAGCCGCGCTACCCTGCGGGTCATACCCTTGGGGATGTGCTGGCAGAAAAGGTCATCAAAAAAATTGAATCAGATGGCCCCAGAAACCTATAGAAATAGGGGGGGCAGCGACCAACTGCCCCCCCAAGGTGAGGTAACCTGATGACTGCCCATGATGGCACCATCCACAGAAAAGTAGCAACAGCGGGAGACGCTGTCCAGCTATATCTCAAATATTATATTGGCGATAAAGCTATCGATCCCAAGCGTGCCGAGATAGCGTGGGGAAACATGGCGAAGTGCCTAAGTAATGTGTCACTTCATAACCTTAACGGTCATACGCTTAACGCCTATACCGCCAATAGAACGGCGTCGGCGGGTACAATCAACCGCGAACTGGGTGTCCTGAGCGCTGCCATACGATGGTGTTATGCGCAGGGCTACACCGATAAGTTGGTGATGGTGCCTCGTCTTCCATCTCCACCACCGCGCCAGCGATGGTTATCCAAGAAAGAGTGCGACAGGCTGCTGGCTGCGGCGCGTCCTTATCCCCATGTCTGGGCGTTCATCGCGATGGCTCTGTTAACAGGTCAGCGTAAGGAAGCCATCCTTGGTCTCACCAAGGACAGGGTGTTCTTGGACGAAGGGTTCATTGATTTCAACGAGGATGGCCCACGCTGTGCCAGACGTAAGGCAAGGGCAGTAGTGCCTATCTCTTCCGAGATGCGTGAGTTGCTCGCGCTTCTTCAGTCAGACAGCGTCTATGTTGTTAATAACAATGGCCGCAGGATTAGAGACATGAGGAAGACATGGAGGAAGGTGACCAAGGTGGCGGGGCTGGAAAATGTTACACCGCACACGCTGCGGCACACGGTGGCCACGCTGTTGGTACGGGCTGGCGTGCCTCTGATAGAGGTGTCGAAGCTGTTGGGTCACAAGGACAGCAGGATTACCGAGAGAGTGTATGCAAAATTCAGTCCTGATTATCTGAAGAGGGCGACTGACGCCCTGTCGATTGCTGCATGATCCCTTCGCCGCAATCATGGACTGAGCGGTGGCACTGCGTACATTCGTAATGGCCGTGGATAAATAGCACCCTAGTCGTAGCCCCACACCACGGGCAAACGTGCCAGCCATCAGGATCAAATAAAGAACTTCTTCTCCCAGCGTTTGTGTCTGAGCCACGGGATGACGACATACGGAAATACTCTTGATACATAGACAATGAAATAATTAAGCCAGTTCAGTGGGCGGGGCAGCGGCTTCAGCACATCCATGAACAGGACGGCCCTTAGCTCATCAGTATTATTGACTGCCCAATGTTCATAGGTGTCATCAAAAAGAAGGCAGCGTCCTTCTTCCCAGTAGGCTTTCTCCCCCCCGACCACTATGTAGCAGCGGTGTGGGTGAGGGATGTCAAGCGCCAGATGCAGCCGCAGCACCCCTGAGTAAGGCCCGGAGTGAGGGTTTAG